TCATACTAAATGTTTTATTGGGTTGTTAATTGCTTCGATTAAACTGGATGTGACCTTGCCGGTTTCAGCTAAATTCAAAGCTTTTTGAATATTTTTTATGCTCCTTGGATTTCCTGAATTAACACCAAAATCATAAAGAGTGTCGGCGTGCGGCTGATATTCAATTTCATCTCCTCCGACAACATCCCAGAATTTGAATTTATAGAATTCTTTCTTCAGTTTATCAAGTTCTGGATTATTGATTTTTTGACCACTTTTCAATGGTCCATTCTTTTTTTTGTATTCGTCAATTATCATCCATCCCTTCCAGGTTGGATGATAATTTCTAGCAATGCCGCAATAGGTTTCACCACCGGTATCATTTTTTTCATTGCTGTAACCGCCTTCATTGGCATTAGTTTTATTGTATGCTATATTAAAATCAGCCATTTGATTTCTTTTTTTTGAAGTAAACAAAAATGAATAATGCTATAATTGCGATCGCTCCGAGAACGATTGTGGTAATGTAAACGCCAGTTGATGTATCTGCGATTTTAACATCTTTAGCTTTCTTTTTAATGTCAGAAAAACGCTCGCTCAGATTATTATCATCAACAATATTTTGAGAAAAATTCTTGAGTTTATCAGTGATTGTTTTCGATTCAGATTCACTTTTTTTATTATCAGATGATCTGTTTTTTGAAGTGATTGTCACATCAGCATTTCCACTGATTCGGATTGTTTGAAGCGTATCTCCGTTTTTAACATTATGTAGTTCCAGCGGATTATTTTTATCAACTTTGCCTTTGACAGTAATTTCAGTTTCTTGTTCTTTACTTTTTTCAGTTTTATCAAACTTAACTTCCGATTGCTTTTTTTGCTCCACTTGATTTTGAGACGTGCTGTCTTTTTTTATTTCAGTCTTTTGAACTTCTTTAGAAGATTCGCTGGACTTTGAAACTTTTTTTGTTTTACATCCCACCAGGAGAAGCAATGTCATTATCAGTATTAGCTTTCTCATCGTTTTGCTTTTTATAATTGTTTAATAATTCGTGTAGTACATCTTCTCTTTTTTCAAGGATTTCGAGAACCTGAACAAATGAAGCTTCTGTTTTTCTTCTAAGTTTGTCATCTGCTTTCTCGCGAACAGATTTGTATTCTGTCCAAACAATCGCAATGGTTGCCAACAATGAAACAGGTGGAATTGCAGAAATAGGAAATTCAAAGAAGTAAGTGATTGGTACAAGCGCATCGAAAATGAAAGCAAAGACCAGCATACCAAAATATAGATTGAACTTTGCAATACTTCTCTTGTATCCTTCGGAACTGCGAACTTCACCTATTTGTTTTGCTTTTGAAATTCCGAAATAGAAGTCAATCACCATAGCCAAAATTACAGCGCTCCATAGAATGCCGATGAATATTACTTTCATTACAATAGCATTGTAGTCACCTTTTAAAAATTCTAAAATCATAGTTATTATTTATAAATCAATCCAAAGGCAGATTATTACAACCATTTGGTATCTAAAAAATCAATTTTGTTTTTTAAAAACAAATCAATTTGCTCAACCGTCGGGATTGAGTTAGACCAAATGTTCCCCCAAATGGCCGCATCTTTCGCGTAGTCGCTACGGCTTATTTTCGTGCCGATGTTTTGATAGTACTTTGATAAATTTTGAACTGTTAAAAATCCACTTTCCCGCAATTTTTTATACATCGCTTTAATTTGCATAAGATATACGGTTTTAAAAGTTGCCCATATATCATGATTTACATCAAATTGTTTTCTAGAAAGTTCAACGGTGTAATTGCTATTATCCCAAGGGTTTAGTCCCAAAGTTAAATCGAGATCGTATGGTATAATCGACCAATGCAAACCATCCCACGTGATTAAATTATAATTATTTCCGTTTGTATCTCTATTGCTGATTAATTCAGAAAATATAATCCAAACAACCCAATGATTGAGAACAATATAATCAGCGTGATTTTGATATGTTGTAGTAAGATTTCTTGTGAAATAAAATAAGCGATTAATATTAGTTAAAACAGTGGTATCTGGAACGGTCGCTCCTCCATCTACATATCCCGTCATTTTTGGGCTTTTAATTTCCCAATCAGTCGGGTCAAAACTTTCTCCTAAATAAGCTGTTTTAGTGGCACTATCTAAAAATATATGCTTCTTATTTTTATTGTTCAAAGAATAATTTTCCCTTGTTTTTTTATTCCGCATAGTATATAAACCAAAGAAAACGCCGTTTAAAAATACTCGAACTGGGAATCCCTCTGTGTAATACTTTGCATCCTGATTATAAGCCTCGTTTTCGTTAGTTGTTAGTGACAAACCGATTTCCATATTATTGACCTTACTTTGCGGGTAATCAAGGAAATTAATCATATCCCGCCAAATTCTTGCGTTTCCAACGTCTCTTGTATGGGTCGGGTCTGTTGCGTAGGCTTTCAAATTAAAAGAATCGGTCGAAATCATATCGCCAAATTTAATTTTCATTGAATTACCACTTTCGTTCAGTACATCAAACGTGTAGCCTTTTTTCAAGTAAACAGCTGAGCCTTGCCCCTGAATTGCTAAATTCGTGAAGCCTTTACAAATTTCATTTCCGTTTTTTCTTAATGAAAATGCTAATTGTGTAGCGACCCTATTTTCCGAAATATCCTGAGGCATTTCGCCTGTTAAAAAAATTTCCGTTGGTTTTTCGATACTGATATTATCTCGGAAATAATTACGCAATAAGCCATTTTTTGAAAACTCCTTTTTCAAATCCGCAACGGAATTATAGTAGAAATAATCGGAATTATATTTTTTGACATACAAATCATCAACGAAATAATCCAACGTACGTATTTGAAAAATCACAAAGCCTTTTTTCTCAATTACAATTTCAGTTTCCACATTTTCAGCAATATTTGAACTTGTGTAATTTGCTATCATATTTGAATACGATTCGAAATTATCACTTGCATACATCGTCACAATCGGACTAAATAAATCGCCTCGTAATTTAACTTTAAATCGGTCACCCTTTTTAACCGCAATAAAATCGCTTCGTTTCCACGCAATGTCGGGAACTTTTCCACCTCCTATATTTAATATTTTCTCGCCTTGCACCCAGTCAATTGTATTAAATAAATCTTCATAACCACCAATTACCAGACCTTGATTATATATGTTTGCGATACTTGTTTTTTCGACAATATGACGACTTGTAACGCCTGAAACCTTTGATATAGCGGTTATTTGACTATCAATAATTATATAATCTGTATTTTCGGGCAAATGAACAATTTCTTCCGTCAACTGCGACCCAACGGGAATCGTTGCATTAATCGCCGTATGACTTATTACTTTTATTAATTGCCCTTGAGAATTGTAACAAATAATACCTTGATTAACACCTAATCCAACAGATACTTTAATTAAATTAATTCCGATTACTGAAACTTGCGCATACTGAAACGCAGCGTCAGAGACCTTTGTACCTACATTTAAAATCGAATCTGTCGTATAGATATTGTAATAAAATCCAGGAATCCAAACAGCTTCTAAATCGTCAAATTCTTTATCGTTTTTTTCAATCGTTATGCTTTTAGAAAATTCTCTGTAAAAATCATCAAAGTCCTTAGTAATTCGTTTGTAATACCTGCCAACGACTTTATTAACGGCATCTATTCTTGTAGAAAAACTCATGTAACTCCCACCTTCTGGAATATCAATTTTAAAATTCAACGTTTGCGAATCTTGATTTCCGGTCACCGTGGCATCTATACGTTTTAGAACCACACCATTATTATCGTAGATTAAAATTCCATTATCTCCGCCGAAAACCCCTGACACATATATCTCTGTGTTTTGTAGTAAATCTATACGCTCAGCATACATATACGACAGATTTGCCTGTACTTGTTGTGCTGTTAAAAATATAAAGCCACCCTTAACCCAATCGATATCAAATTCTGAATCTTCTACAAATTCGGTAGTATCAACAGTTTTAAATTCTGTAGTAATTGGGTTTTTTGGCATCTCTATATTGATCTGCGTAAAATTCACCCCATCCCAATAAACGGCATTATAAAACCCATCTTCTGTAGTTATAGGCGTATTTTGTGCTTCGGTGCCTCCAAATGGAATAATAGGCACTAGATTAGTGTATTCACCAATATCAGCTAATTCATACTTACCAATTGCATCGGGTGCAGGTTTAGGATCGCCTTTTTTTAAAACTCCTTTTATACCGCTTTCCACTTTCTCTATTTTATCATCCATCAAAGCAAAAGCATCCCTTACAGATTTTGCTTTGATTTTTTTAGTACCGTTGTCAAAGATTTTGGCGTATATTTTTTGTAGTGTAGTAGTCATAGTTTAGTTATAAAAATCATCAGAAAAATCATCGGAGAACTCACCAAATACAAGTTCCCAGATCGTTGATACACATTTACAAACAAGATTTGCGAGGTTCGTCATAATGTCCTATTGAAAATCCAAGGTTAGAGGTCGTTTTATTCTCATACTGATCACAATCTGCTTTGTAATCTGAAAAATTAACTCTGTTTTTGCAAAGCCATTGTTTCATTCTTTCAATCAGTGGCTGTATTCTTTCAAACATAGCATTGTCCATTTTGAACTGGATATCCTTGCGGTCACCGGAAGCTGATTTTTGTTCAAAAGTTCCTATTGATTTTGGGTTTTCCATTTGTTGCCCGGATGCTGTAGTTTTCAACCAGGAAGAAACGATCCCCATTTGGTCCACACATTCAGCTGTGATTTTCCATAGGTATTGTCTCCACAGTTTTTTGATCCATTCATCATCAATAAATTCCAAAGCATTAACGATATCGCCAACTTTCAAATCTTTATCCGAAAAAACAATATCATCTTTGGCATAATCATATACCAGCAGATTAAATAGTTCATCCCTATTTTCTTCTGTGACTTCTTTGTTTTTCAGATCACATAATTTTTCATAAAAATCAAACCCTAAAACCTCAGAAATCCATCGTTCTTCTGCAACAATGATATTGTTGAGGACTTGCCTTTCTCCCTCGCTCCCGGAAGTTGGAGCGTGGAAAATAACTTCATCAGGTGTGATAAGTACATTCCTAGCTGTCTTGTTGAGTCTGTACATTGTTGTTCTTTTTTATTTCGGAGATGATCAATTTTCCTTTGTCGTTTTCAAGCTTATCCATTCCCAGTTTCTCGCGGCCTTCATCCACGGTAATAACAGAGTTGACATCAATTTCATCTACCAAATCTTCAATATTGATAGATTCAAAAACAAATTCATTTTGCATCCACTTAGAACCGGTCCATTCATCCACAATCTCCAAAAAAGGAATTAAAAATTCTTCAAAGAAAATCTCTCTGGTAGGTTCTACAACCGTTTTATGTTTGATTTTAAAGATTTGTTTCAGATAAGCGTTGCCGCCGTTTCCTAATCCTTTAGAATTGTTTTGACCATAAAGGGAAGAATCCCAGTTGTTTGAATCAATAATCTTTTGCTCAGCATTTTCATCTAATTTTAAAAAGCTGGCATCTGTTTCTTTGGTGAAATTCTGGATAGTTCCGGGACCTTGCTTTGATGCCATTACGGTCCATCTGCCACGTTTACCTTTACCTGTATGCTGGTGAATAATCCTTCTTGCTGCATTGGTTAATTCCGCATCTGTGAAATTACCTTGCAGGATTACCGCGCCCCCAATCACCATATTGTTAAGGAAGTTGTCAAGATTGTAAGATGCTCCTTCAGACTCCAGGATCTGCCAAATAATACTTGAAACATTTTCCGGAATACCATAATAATCATAACCGTCCATTTCGTTTTTGATATGGATCATACATCTTTGGGTTCCGTCATCAAATTTTTTCCAGCTGGTATCTTCACCGTTGTATATAGGTAGAGAAATGGCATTATCAATAATATTAAAAGTGCCATCCTTTCGGAATTTGGTCGATATTAAAACTTCTTGAGGTATATCGTTTTCATCTGGCTTTCCTAATCTACAATCCAGGAAGGAATGGATGTGAGCATAAACTTTTTTTGTTTTTCCAGCTTGAGCTTTTACAATTTCTATAAAAACATTTCCTACACGGAAATAGTTGCTAAAGAACTTATCACCGATTTTACCTAAAGATTGTCGGCGGTTGTTAATCCTTTTTTGGAATTTTTTCCATTCTTTACCTAATGGACTATCATCTTTAGAATCTTTGATTTTAATGCCGTTTCCTGAACAAAAAAACACCTTAGAATTAATACACGCTGATGATGTTGGAGAAAGTAAAGATGCTTCCTGCAAAACGCTGAAAAAATTATCTTTTGGATTAAGAAAAGGGATGTACTCTTTTTGTCCATCATACCAAAACAATGATGGATCACCTTTCATTTCAAAAGGGATCGGGTTCACAGCATCCAAAACAACCTCGTTGCTTACAGAAATATTACTTTGGGCTTCTGTATTTTTTTGAAGGTTTGCCTGTGATGGTTTCTGGATCGGTTTGCGGCTGGGTTTGGTCATTCTCAGTTTCTTCTAAGATTTTAGCCTCTCTGGCTTCATTTACTGAACTTTGGGTTGGTAACTCTTCGAATAGGTTTAGGAGTTTAGGATCTTGACTTTTAACAGCCATATCGGCCAATATATGCAAGTCGTTTCTTTTACCTAAAGGAAGAGCCGAGTTATTGAAGCCTATCACGGTCCCCAAAAACTCGGTTTTCACTTTTAGATTTTGCATTATGCAGTTTTTACAATAAATGCTTCCAATGCTTCCCGGCCTGCCGTAAACTCGATTGGTCCACGGGAATAAACACCTTTGAGTGATAATGTTGCCCCGTTTTTACCATCCATAGCAGCTTCAAGATGCATCTCACTACCATCATTCTTCATTTTGAATTTCGGAATGATTTTGTTGTTAACCCACTTTTCAGCAACTATAAGAATAGCCCCGGTATTATCGACAATTACAAGTCCTATGTTGGAACAAATAGAAGCAATATCCAGCCTTGCAAAGAAGTTGGTCATTGCATTCCCAACCTTAGCAACTTCACCACCAATCTCATAATCCCATTTAATGGATCGCCCGGAAATAGTTTGCGTTGCTTTGAAGGTTCCTGTCTCATCCTCTATATCAATCGGGAAAAGGCCAGCCCCTAAAGCCGTGGTAACCGGTGTTGCAGCTTCACCCTTACCATTGTCCCTAAATGCTAACGCTGTATAAGGTGGGTGTAAAAGTGTTGCTGATGGTACAGCCTGTGTGAAATTAACATCATCCGGATCAAACCAGAATAGCTCTGAAATACCTCCGGAAATCGTACCGCAAGGCGTCTTATATGATTGTGCTTGATAACCTATCATCGTATTATTTTTAAGGGTTAAGAATTAAGCAAATTCGGTCTGCAGAACCACAATGTCTTTTGGAGAAATAATCTCTGTACCGGCAACCAACTCCAAAAGATATTTCCAATGGAAATCATCTTCTGAGTACCATACTTTCATTGCTTTACCGTTTGTCAGGTTTTTGTTGAAAGTTTTATTTGTCCCCCAGATGAAGTTCTTTCTAAGTGTAAGAACCATAGAGTGAGCCTGAGTACCACCGTTAAGTTTTCTCAACAATGCTTTCCAGGTTGGTTCTACCAATACTGGCACACCGTCAAACTGCAATGTTGGCTGACCGTTTTGGTAGATATAAATATCCCCGGATTTTTCACCGATAGACTGGTAGTATCTCCAAAGTGCTTTTGCCAAATCATAATCTACTGTAAAGTATTTCTGAGTTGGTGCAGCATTTTCAAGATTCATAGGTTGAGCATCAATGGCAGCCTGGAAGTATGCAAAAGCATTAGCTGGTGTGATTGCACCTGCAGGGATAGCACCGGCAATGGTTGGTTTATAATCAGGGTTATTATCTGCAACATATTTTGCAATTTTGGTCATTACACCGTCAAAAATGTTCCAGGAAAACTCATCATCTGAGGCTCTGGAAACGTCACCAAAATAAGCGTTGGTTGCAACATCCATCCCGATTGCAGACTTGAAGAAAGCTACAACCTGTTTTGCAAAATTGTTGTTACCATCTTCGAGATCTTTAAGACATCCCTGATAGAATTCAACTTCACAAATTTTGGTTGCTCCATAGATTTCATCTACTGTAATTTTACGGGTAGATGCTCTGGCTATTTTGCTCCATTCAACCTCACAAGATGCATCACGCCTTTTCAGGATGTTTGCTCTTTTGAAGATATCCACGATTGGAGTACCTTTTGCCATTGACACATTGTCAACGATTGTGAACTCCTGTAGAGTTCCTTGATACGCTCCGTTAAATTCCGGAGTAATATCACTAAAGTGCGGCATTACGATTGTGAGAAATACCGCTTGAGCTGTTAGAAATAATTTGTTCATTGTTATAAATAGATTAGATTTTACAAACTGTCAGTTTCTACATCTACATTACCTAAAGCACCGGCAGAAGCTGTCAATGCCAGACCTACACCTCTCACGGAAAGATCTGCCACTTTTCTTTTTGTAGAAACTACTGTAGCGGTTATTGCAAAGCCACTCCCAACGTCAAAACCTCCGGTTGAGAGGTTTAAAGTAGTATTACCAGCAGCAGCTGTGATTCTACCTTTCACTTCATTTCCTTTGCTGTCAATAGCCCAAACGTTTACGTTTTTGAAGGTATCACCAGCAGGAAAAACACTTGCATCAGTTACGGTTAATACCTTAGTTCCGGTATTAAGAGAATAGTTGATTGCGGGGTTAAATCCGCTAACTGTGCATCCGCAAAAGCCTGTTAAGGCTGAATTATCAAATGGATTCATAGAATTGATTATTTTTCGATTGTTATACCTTCAAGGGCGTTATCTTCTTTTGGAGGATTTGATTTGCCAACACCGTTTAGGATTTTGTTCTCAATGTCTTCCACACGGTTTACAACATCTTTATATCCTTCATCTTCTGTAAGATTAAAAGGTGTTGATTCTACTGGTTTTACAGCATTAGTGATTTGGTCAATCATGTTTTGCGGCAAACCTTTTTCAAAAAAAGAATTAACAGCATTAGTGATTTGTTCCTGGTCAATTTCCGGCTTGAATTCCTTCAATGCTTCGGAAACGGCATTGGTGATAGTCTCCGCACTAAACTGGTTTTCACCGGCATTTTTGGGCGTAATATTGAAATTTGCCAATGCAGAATTGATGGCATTCCCAAGAAGGGTTCCTAAATTTTTCATGTCGATATTGTTATTAAAATTATTGTCCGGTTGTGGTGGATTGGTAACCAAAGAATTATAAACATTCAAAGGATCAATGTTTTTGAAATTCCACTCTGATTTATTAATAGGATTGGTAGGATTAGCCTCAGATGTCAGGCTTTTCACAAAACCATTATCAACTGCCTGCTGGCCATAAAACCAGGTTTCGGCGTTCATCCAGTTTTCAATTTCTTCCGGTGTTTTACCAGTAAGATTCACGTAAAAATCACGGATGTTATTATTGAAGGTCCTGAGCTGATTGGCATATCTCTCAACCTCGTTAACATCACCCCAAACGCCACCTGACACATTATGAATCATGTAGTATGCATTTTTGGAAATCTTAGAATTTTTGGAAGCTGAAAGAATATAAGTTGCAGCTGAACAAATCATCCCGATGCCTATCGTTTCAATGGTATAACCTTGGTTATTTTCCAGATCCTGAATAAAGTCGTGCATTGCTGAGGCATCGAATATCTGACCGCCCCTTGAATTGATCGTGATGGAAATGTTTTTAATTCCAGAATCTAATATTTGTTGTCTGAAAGACTTGAATGATACAGATGTTTGATCATTCATCCATTCTCTGTAGATTTCCTGAGTTTCAGCATCTACAATGGTCCCATCAACAAAAACATCAAGTCTTTCATTAGCTTGATTGGTGATTTGGAAATTAAAAAAAGGAAGTTTTTTCATTTGCTCATTTCTTACAGAACAAATGTATAATTAATAACAAAAAGGTATAATGTACCTTTTTATAAGCGTGCAGGATTTGTAAACGGTTATTTTTTCAAACATTGATCTGTCAGGAATTTGACAGTCGATTTTTTAATGCCGGTTTTATTTGAAATCTGCTGCAACGACAATCCTCTTTCACGCTCGAGACAGCATTTGAGTTTGTTCATATTAACGCCTGCCATCATACAGAACTTATCAAAGTCCTGTATGGCAATTTGCAGGGCGATATTGGTATAATCTAATGTCATAGGGTTCCAATTTCAGTTTGTTTTTCGGTTTCACGCTGTTGTTTTGATATCTCTTTTGAACTCACAACTACTTTTTTATATTGTTCTTTGGCTAGAGATTCCAACATTGCTTCGGTACGGTCTAATCTCTCAGATGTATAATCTGTGTTATGATCCATAGATTGGAATTGCTGCCTTTGCGCGTTAAACACCGGCGGTTGTGTACGGTTCCAGTTGAATAAGCCACCGGATTGAAACTTGCTTAATGTGGCACCGCCCAACCAATCTACACCGCCGCCAATGGCATTTATTTTACTGGCTATCTGGGACGGTTTCCCGGTAATGGTGTAGGTATTATTGTCTGCCATACTTTTTTTATTGATAATACCCTCATCACCTTCCATTTCTGCCACTTTCTGACCAGTAACAGGATTGATGACCGGCATACCTCCGTTGCTGTGCGATGGCCCTCCCAATCGGCCGCCTTTTGCAAACTTCTTAAACCGACCACCTTTTTTGTATTGGGTTGAATTGATACCTGAAAGTGTTGTTGCATATTGAATAGCTGCCATTCCGGATAAAATTCCTCCCATAATTAAATTAACGGGAAAAGGCAATTGCATAGCTGATGCCCAGGAATTTGCAACTTGTAATAAGAAAGCAATTTTAGCTTCTGATTTTTTCGTTTTCTTTAATTGTTCACCAGCTTCTTTGTCAGCTCTTTTCTTTTTTTCAGAGGCTTCTTTGTCAATGGCTTCACGCTCGGATGATGATTGAGCATACCTCAAAGACTGCTCTTGCTCCAACTCAATACGAGCATAAGCCAATTGTTTAGATTGCTCAATCCTGTTTCTTTCAGCATCAAAATAACTATCCATTGCTAATTGAGCGGTTTCAAAAGATTGCGCTATCAAATATCCTACTTGATTTGAATAATTCTTACCGTCAAAAAAACCATCACCTTCAGATCCTAATATAATTTGACCATCACCATTTTCTAGTGATTCTGTCAGGCTACCTGCTAATCCTGAAAAGCCGGAACCCGGAATTCCTGATTTTGGCAATGTAGCGTTAGTTGTTCGAACACCTTGCTCGGCTGATGCTTTATTACCTTCCAGAACGGCTTTCTCTTTTAGAAGATCATTATATTTCTGTAATTCATCATTGGTTAATTTTCTGGCCGTTCTTTCCTGATCCAGAAATAATAATTTTGCATTGACAGACCCTAACTCAACATTGATATTATCTAATTCTAATCTGGCAGCTAACTTTTGTAATTCAAGATTTTTTTGCGCCAAAGTCATCTTCTTGTTTTCAAGAATGTTCCTTTTTTCAAACGCGTTATTAATCTCGGTAGTATTACCTAATTCTTCTTTGGTTCGATCAACCAGCTTCAAACTTGCATCCAAAGAAAGAATTTGATTTTCTAACCTTTTTGCGTTTTCAGATTTTACTTTTAATGATAATTCAGCCTCACGCCTGTTTACTTCATCAATCATATTTTTAGAAAGCAGTGTTTCTAAATCAATCATTTTTTGATTATATTCAAGTTGCGCCGTTGTAGATTCTTCCTGATATTGAAGTTCTGCATCTAATTTTTGCTGCTCTGTAGAGTATGGATTATTAACTACATCATTTAACCTTTCCTGAGCTTGTTTTTCAGCTAAATCTTTTTGACGGTCATAACTCTTACTCTGGATATTATAAATTTCATCAGTGGCTTTTTCTAACTCGTCAACTGCCTTTTTCCTAGTAGCTGCTGTAATAGCTTTTTCTTTGGAATTTGAACCATCTAAAATAGATTCTACTTTAGCGCGGTAAGTTTGATAAATCTCAATATATCTTTTCCAGTAATCCTCTTCAGTAATTTCCAGTTTTAGCTTTTGTTCTTTCGATTTTGCAAGTTCGTTATCTCTCCACGCATTGGCAATATCTATAGCATCTCTTTGCTCACCAGTTAATCTTGCGCCTTTATATGTTTTTCCTTTTACTTCTTTTGTTTTGTCGTTTTTGGTTGCTTTTTCTCCCTGTATCTGATATTTCTCTCCAATTTTATACATTTTATCAACGTAAGCATTGTAATTGTCAATATCACCTTTCCTAACCTTACGCATCTCGTTAAGATCATCATTTGCCCAACGAATCTTGTCTTTAGAGCTTTCTATAGTTACACCGGTACCTGCAATACTACCTGATATTATAGCACCATCATTTTGCGGTCCTTTCTCCAGCTTAGAAATTTCTATTTTTTTAGCCCCAATCTTATCAAGATTTTCTTTTTCCCTATCCAGGAATTTAGTAGTAGCCTCAGCAATTTTATTTTTAATACCCTCTGCCATAGCAGCTGCCAGGATAGCTTTTTTAAGATCTGCATATTTTGCAGTAGTATTTTCCAGTAGCATCTGTTCTGTGGTCATACTACCAAATATTTTAGGATATAATTCTTGTAGGTCTTTTGCGGCTTTCAGTCTTTCGTTTCTGGAAAGGGATTCATTTTTCATGATCCTGTAAAGCATTTCTGCATTTACAATTTCTTTAGCTGCATTTTTATTAGCTTCCTTCCTGGCATCATTGAGATCCTGTGTAACTTGAGTTAAAGACACTACTGCTTTTTGTCCGGCTATCATACCCTTAATCCAATTGTAAATGTCAGCCCCGTAAACCGTCAATAATGTGATTGCAATTGACATTAAAGAATTCCAACTAAATATAGCACTGCCAATCTGTTTCCATAAACCAGGGGCTTTATTAGCCTCATAATTTGCCATTACCTGAGCCTCTGCCACAGCTGCTGTAGCAGCAGCAGCTTGTATAGATGCCCCCTTAGCAATCTCTTGTTCATAAACAAAAGCCTTTTGCGCAGCTGCTGCTTCTAAAAATTCCTGTTTTAATTCAGCATTTTTTTGTTTTACGGCACTTATAGCATCTGCCAAAATTGGTAGGTTGTTTGAGATTGCCATAAATCCAGTTTGTGCAGAATTGGTGAAAGCCGGCATTTCTCGCATAACCTGAGCCATCGAATTGTTAAGCCCAAATAAACCATTATTATAGTTTCCTACATTTCTGTTATACCTACCAAGTGCAAAATCAATTTTTTTTAATTGCTGATCATAGTAATTAGCTTCACCAGCAGCCTTTTGAAACTCCCGGGAATAAATACCTTTTTCTACACCTACATTTTTAGCAATATTGAATGATTCTCTTTGCTTTCTGGATAACTCATCATAAGCATCTACTAAACCTAATACATCTTTTGCTGCATCCTTATTCTCTTTCCGTTGGTTGCTTATCTGCAAGTTAGTTTTGGCCAATTCCTTACCATACTCAGATTGTTCAAAATTCAGGCGTTTTTGTGCATCTTCTAGCTTTTTTTGTTCTGCAACATATCCTAATGCAAACTCAACTGTTTTGCCAGAAGATTCTACTTTATCAAAATTATTTTTAATATTCTGTTGATAGCCTTGTAAGGTTGAAGATTGCGTTTTTGAACTTATTTTTTGAGAATAATATTCTTTAGCTTCTACATTAGCTTTTTTTAAGATTTCATAAGTAGTTTGTACAGATTTTGCCTTTTGCTGTTCAATTTCATTCAAAGCTTTACTAACTCTCAGATAAGCATCATTATCATTCTTGATAATTTTTGAAACGGTCTGATTTTTCAAAAGTTCTTTGTTAAGGCTTTCTAATGCTTTGCGATATTGATCAATATCATTTTTTTTATTAAAAACGCCTGTAGAGCCATCCTTAACCTCTTTGAATCTTTTTTTTGTTTCTTCAAAAGTTTTGTTGACAGCATTCATTTTGGAAAGTAATTCAGATTCGCCCTCCAAAGTGATTTTATATATCTTCTCAATTTTTGCCATAATTTCTAACTATTTGTATCGCGTGGAATATCACCGTAAAGGCATATTAATTGGCTGTAAACCATATCATATACAGATTTATCACCCGTTGTTACTTTTCCTGTTTTTATGCTGTCAAGACTGGGAAAACTATAATCATAATCCCTTTGGCTCACCGGAACCCATTGCCGTAAAGTCACGTTACTGCTATCATTGGAATTAGGATTGAAACTTTTGATGTTAATTAGTTCATAACGGATCCCTTTGATAACAATATTCTCCCGGTGAAACCAGTTTTTAATGTGGCTGTTTTTTAATTTAAAATAAGGTGCATCCCAAACACCATGATTCATAATTGCCAGCCGCTGCATATAGAATCTTTTCATCAATCCCGGAACTATTGGAGAGTAGTCTTTAGTTCCTATTTTTTCATCAGAATAAGACAAAGCAATATCATTTTCACCGTCTTGCTGGTAGTTGACGGCAAACATAAAGGGCAAATCCTGATAAGTATCTTCATTGCCTTTCTGATCTTTGAATTTCCAACCTCCTACACCTGTTGTGCGGCCTTTGTAAAAACATAGTTTTGGCTCAAAGGTATTTTGGGATTCACCGGATGATGTATTGGAAATGTTTTCCGGGACCATGCAAACCAATTGAGGTGAAATACCCGTAATGCTTTGAAAATCGTTACAGAAATAATGCATTGTTGGTGCAAAAAATCTATTTTCAAATTGCTGAGTTTCTTTAAACCTGTCAGAAAAAACATATTTTGATGATCCCAAAACATTACTGTTACGGTCCTGGACTATTTTCAAAGCACCGTCTGATGAATCATTTTTAAATTTGAAGGTAAATTCCCTCGATTTGTCAGAATACAGATTAAATTCACTTTCTTTTTCGGTGTCTTCTATATTGGTCCAGTCTAAAGTTTTTCCGTTAAAATATCCTGGAGAATAAAGCTGGGATAGGTCATTTGTAAGTGAGTATCCGTGTGTGGGTTCTATGCAGATTGTTTTTGTGCTATTGTCAGTGGCCAATGACAAATTGAAAGTGTCAATAATGCCCCGGAAAAAATCTAAAAATTTGTATTTCTGCAATCCTAAATAATTGGAGAAATCGACCGTACCGCCTTCCGGTATTTTGAACCATTCCGTTTTGAAAGACATGACTTGTAAGTTAGTTCTTACAACAGTGGATGTATTAGTAGTATGGGCATCAATCCAAACACTACACTCAATGTAATCACCAGTATTTTCTACTAGAAAATCACACCAGTCATAACCAATATCCATGGCAATTCTTGACCCTAAAGCCGGAGCTTTACAATAGTTTATTTCGGTCTGCTTTACCTGAATACCGTTTTTAAACCACAGCACAGAAATAGTTATCTGTGAACCCATATCAACTTTGGTATCATAAGACAATTTAATCCCAAAACGAGCCTTCAATTTCCCAAAATTAGGCGTGTTGTAAGTCCATCGGCTTCTTTTATTGATGTAGGAATAATCACCACCTGCAACTGTGGAATTATTATCTTGTAATTCTTTGGTTACATAAAGATTAATTTCGTTTTCTAAAGCGCTTCCTTCAATCCTGTATGATGTTTCACTTTTAGCCTCAACTTTATGGATATCGTACTTTGTACCCTCAGATGTTAGGAATGATCCCCATGTCCAGGGCATTACTAATCTTCTAAAGAAATAAGAATCAAAAAAATCAGATTTTACAGAGTATCCTGCTTTTTGCAAACCCCAAATTAAAATCCAATATACAGACATAGATGGCTTCATATTTTCCATACTGTAAGATCGATCATCACCATTTTCAAAATCTAATGCCGCGGCATACTTCACCGGCGCAAAAACGAAAGGTAAATTTTCATTCCTGCCATCGTAATTCCAACTGTTGACAATATTGGCTTTGCTAAATTCTAAATTAATGGTTTTAAGTATGTCATAGAAAGTAGTTTCTGCAAGGTCAATTGTCCAATCTGAATTGCCGCCAAAAGCGTTTATTTTATATGATTTGATAATGCCATGTTGTTTCTTTCCTGATGCCGGAATAACTTTGCCTGTGAATATTTCATCACCTAAAGCGACAATCCTGAAATCTTTGATATTCTTAGATTTTTGATCTGGTGTGATATCAAAAATAGCATTGGTTCCAAAAGAATCTAAATTCTTTGCATTTTTTAAAGTGCCGGGAATATCAATATCCAGTGCTTCACTTCCTTTTTTTTTCTGGAAATCAACAGTATCTTCGAAAGCGTAATCAATGGTAATGGGAAAATTACCGGTTGAAGCATCATAATCAAGTTCTTTGTTTTCAATATAGAGCTGTATGTTTTTCATCGATAATTAATTCTTGAATTTGACAAATACCCTTTGATTTGTATCTGGTATTCAAATACATCTTTTGATCTTTGCGGTATGGTTGAATCGCTGATAATTAAAGGCACATAATCTTTCAATCCATCGATATTCGTCTCAATAAAAATCATAGGGCTATTAACAAAGTCTTGCAGGAAAGGAAGATCCTTATCCTGATAAAAAGAAGTTTCTAGCTCCAGGTTGTTTTCAGATTGAATATTTTGGCGCAATCTCCCGGAATTGATCCTACTAAAATTTACTTTCTGGGATTGCTCCCATAAATCTGATTTAGTGCTGTGGTTTTTCTCCAAATGCCTGAAATTAATAGAATCTATCTGACCACATGAATTGATGAAATGAAGCCTAATATCGCAGCATAAATCAGCCTTGTTAATAGATGATGTTGCAATAACATTATTATCTGAATCGATAGCCTGAATCGTGTATTCTGAAACATCAGGGAAATAAACTTCCGGGAAAAAATCTTTAAGATTTTCCGGTCCTTCCGGTATGTGAATTACTTTTATCATTAGCTGAATTCCATTTGTAAATAGTTGGTGAATTTTTGAGAAGGATCTGCAATATGATAGATTTCAAATTCGTGAATTATAGTTGCAGTTCCTATTTCTTGAAAATTACTTGAAGCATTGAATTGATTCAAAATATCTGGACTGACTTCTGTTGCTGTGTAATTTGATTCAGTAATCAAAGAATTATTATATCTCCAATCTGTATATCCAATAAGATTTTTGAACTTGATTCTAAGTTCTGAAGCTATCATTCCTTTATTTTCGTAAAAGGTTTTTAGCTTATTTGAAAATGAGATAAAATAATTTGTCAAATATGTAAATCCATCAACCGGAACCTCTTCACCAGGATTTGGAACACTATTCCCAATAGTTCTTGAAAAATAAGAACCACCAACAACTGCTATTGTATCATCATTTTCAAGTGTAATTGTGCCCGGTGCCGGTGTGGTATCTTTGATCTGATATGTAAGAATATTACTTTCTGCAGAGTTGTTTTTGCTATCAGTTACAATCGCTTTGTATTGATAATTCCCAACTATTAAACCTGATAAATCAAAGGTGTTATCTGTCATTACAGCAATCGAAATAAAAGCCCCGTTATCTGTTTTTTGGAATAATTCAACTTTTACGATATCCTCGTCAGGATCTTCTGGGTAAACTTTAATTTTGATTCCAGGAAAAGCACCATTTCTCAAATCCCATGTGTTGACATTAATATTTTCGGACCCATCCAGCCAAAGCCATTTGATATTAATTGTTGGTGGATTGCTTACCTCAACCACATCTTCCGGAACAATTTCAGAATAATAGTCACGGATTGAACCGTCTTTAAATTTGGCTGATAATTTTACTTTCGCAATATCCTTTTCAGTAAGGATAGGGAAATAGGAAGATTGCCCGGCCTGTATAAAATTTACTTCATTTCGCCGGGTTAATGGCAAAGCCTCGTTGTTCCAGGTTCCACGTCTGAAGCTTTTAAGAAGTTCAAAAATATTCTGGTTTTCTTCATTCTGGATTAGGGCATTTAAAACATATATTTTATTAGAAATCGATCCTGATCCTGATATTGGTTTTTCGTCATCATTTCCGGGAATTGGGGCAGTTTGTTCCGTTTCAATCAATCCTAACGAATTTAGTTTTGACGTTCTGATCTTTACGAAAACATCTACCAAAGAAGCTTTATTTATTTGTAATTGGCCGCCGTCCATCGGTGGAATATAATAGGTAAACACTTCCTGTACAGCATCCTGAATATCAAAGCTAAATTGATTATTTTGGGATTTGGTGCTGAAAAAAGTCCGGTAATAAGCAGAATTGATATAAACATCACAATAAACAACGGGCGGCACATTGCCGTCATTGGTAGATGCAGAAACCACAAAATTAACAGGCTTATAGGCTGTTAATAATTCTGATTGTGCTGGCTGTGAAATAAAATTGACTGGCATAATTAAATGACTTCTGATTTTTGTTTTCTGACTTCGGTATTAAATATATCATCCATCCCAGCTTCCATTTTCTGATCTAATATTTGTTCATTGGATTTCCAAACACGATCTATAAACTGAATCCTAACACCTGTTTTAGAAAATCGGCTTGATTTCTTGGTTGGCATACCTTCTTTTAAGTGTTTTTGATGGGTTAAGTAAGCTATCCGGGCAGCTTCACCCGGAGGGTAACGTCTTAGTATAAAATAATTAGTCAGTTCCTGAACCGTTGGCAAATTATTTTTCCCAAACTGTGGCTCATTGAGTTTGATGGCATAATCCAACGCAAAACCGTACACAATTGACCTTTTATTTTGATTCTCAACACCCATCGATGTACTGATAGAATTTTCTAAGGCACCAGTCAGATAATGCCCCTGATCTCTTAATTCGGTGATCAGTTTGTCATTTAAGAATTTACCGGCAATGGTTACGATATTGCTACTTTTCATAAAGAATTCAGTTTGATATAATCCCGTTCAATTTCTTTGAGATGAGGTTTTAGATTCTTGAATCCGGATATGATATTATTAAGGCAAATTGGACAGTCTGAAGGATCTTTATCAGGTTCGATATAAGCAAACCAAACCTTTGATAACAATCTCATATTAGCATCGGTCAAATGATTCTTTGCATTAGCAATAGGATCTGCATCTGTCAAAAGCCTTTCGCTTCTGATTTTGTCAGGGATTCTTAATGCTAAATTTTTCAAATAACTCATCTAGTGGCTGTGTTGTGGGTGGATATCTTTTGTTTGTAACAAATCTCTGAAATCATTGATCTCATATTCATTGTTTTCACAATTAGTGTTTAGGATTTCCATACTAAAACTTAATGCAGCTCCGGAAAGTCTTGCCGTGGAGCTTTGCGAAAACCGCTCTATCATTTCTGTTTTTATAGAAAATTGGCGTGGTGTAATTTTGCTTAATTCCTTGATGACTTTGATAAAATTGTAAGCACAATCAACCATATCTTTCCAATCATAGATGATAAGATGACCGGATGTGTTGTTTGAAAGTGGTTTTTTGATCCCTTTGGTACCGTTACCTTCCTGAACCAAAAAAAGCAGCTTAAACTTCATCGAATTGATTTTATCACCTGGAACATCAACCGGCGGAAACAAAGCAGCCAAAGGATAACGCTTTGGCTTGAGTGTATTGGTGATGTACTCTCCTACCTTCTCATCATCCAGGGAACCGCCGTACCTTGTAGCAATAGAAAATTGACCGTTAATCACTTTGGATTGGTCAAATATGTTCTGGAAGATCTGATAAATATCAAGTTCATTCATTGTTTTATGGCTTTGGAAGTCTATATTTTACAATAATTCTCAAATTCGATTTATTAAGAATGTTAACAGATTTCATAATCTTAATATGTTCTAAAACACATCCTTGATTGCTATTAGGGATCATAATAATTTCTAATTCTTCATTAAAAAACATATAGACACCTCTTTTTTTTAACCTTCTTCTTGAATAATATGGTTTATTCATCTATATATCTTTTTTGATTGGTTTTTAAGCTAGTCAGGTGATAACCTTTGCAATATTTACAATAGTAGTATCGTTTGGGAATTTTGCTTCTGTGGCTGGTGGCTTTCAGTATGTTTAATGCTGATTTGGCATCCCTGACCTTTTCAAATAACCTTTTGCCGCCACACTTTACCGGTTCCATAGATTTAGATGGCATTTTTCGGTTTCTACTAGGCTTTTTTCAACAATCGGACATCCACAAAATTTGCAGGCTTTCTTTTTTTCTTCTACAGCATCATCCCGGAGAATCTTCAGGAATGTTTTTTCCACAGCAAAAGGACAATCCCTGCAAACCTTCAAACGTTCTTCTGATAATTGTTTGATTTTTGCCGATGAATAGATGTATGACCGGAACCATCCTTTTAGTATGTGGAATATATTTTTCATCTTAACAAAAACCAATGTTTATAAATGAAAATACCGGCACAAGCTCCAAGTGTAAGAGATAGGATGCCACAACCCAGGATTACAGCACAACCCAAAATGGTTTCTTTTCTGTCAACTTTGTATTCTTTATTTGTCATCGTTTACGGTTTTGCGGATTAACACTGTTTGGATGCTTTACACCTTTGGAAACTTCACGGTTTAGTTTCTCTACTAGCTTGTTTTTGGCAGGCCTTGAGATTTCATTCCAGACCTCTCCCATTTCATCATTCAGTTTTAGAATTCTGATATACTCTTTTGTATCAATACCAAGATCTTTTGCGGAACATTTTCCCAGACTGTTGATGATAAATGATATTTGGAATAATGAAATCTTTTCTTCAGCAATAGCTTTATAGATCTCTTCCAAAATTTGTCCGGTTGCTCCAATATCTGCAATTGGTTTACAATGGAACAAAGCGAACGAAACGCCTATAACGTCTTCGTGTACTTTGTCTTGTGGGAAAATGGTTTCTTTGAGAGTTTTTTCCCATTGTTCCTGGAATTTGTCTCTGTCAATAATTTGATTCATATATAAAAAATTTAGATTGTAATAAAAAAACCCAGCCGGCACCAGCCAGCCGGGAAAAACTAATAACCATAAAAACTCATCTCTGAGAGTTTGTGGAGAGATTGGAATCGAACCAATGACCTGTGTTTTGAAATTAGGTGTTCACGCTTTTTATGTACATTATTCCACGTATACTTACTTTGTTTTCCTCAACCGCTCTACCCCTGAGCTACGTCCCCGTTTGCCTGTCTTTCCAGGCTGTCAGTCTTTTTAGGAAACTTACACTTTCCACTTTCTTTCAAGTTGTCAGGATATTTCGTCATCTTTCCACGCCGTCATTCAGTCTGTTCCTGAAAGTCAAATACACCTAACGTTATTGAATTCCTTTCGGTGCGTGTCCGGCTTACTTTATCCGTTCTTTCGATTGATATAAGGTTGTGGAGAAAAAAGGAATCGAGCCCCTGCTAACCCGGATTTTCAGTCCGGTGCTCTACCATCTGAGCTATTTCTCCGTTTGGTTTGCTTTCTTATTAGGCAGAAAATCAAAGCATTTAATCTTACTCAAAAGAACCTATCACAGGACAACCCATCTTTCTCCAAAGGATACTCCGGGCGCAAACCTTACTGGATGTATTTTTTTTAAAAGCACGGTCAACATCTGCGCTGACAGTTTTTAATTTGATATGTTTTTTGACTTTTCGGTAAATGAAACTGTCGGACCGTGCTTTATTTTTTTACGTTTTTATGTTCAAAATAATGTATTACCAAACCACCAAACTGAACCGTTGATATGTATTCGTAGTAATGACAGGGATTCATAAATGTCACACCCGTTGGAAATGCTACTATTTCTATTTCTTCAAGTGGATTAGAATCATATACAACAGCCCATAATACCGGTTTCCCGTCTTGAATTTGAATATCTAATATTTCAGCCTCTTCTGGAATCTTTATTATTTGATTTCCAAGGTTTAAATCAAGTGGATATTTATGTATTGTTATCATTTTTTAGAGTTATAATATTGGTTTAGATTCTCTTCATAATCTTTCTTCTCACTACCCCAGATCAACACATCATAGGCTTTTGTTTTCTTGATGTTATCAAGGTTAGATTTTCCGTTTTGCTTATAAAATACCGTGGCATTCTCAGCCACATAAACCATAAAAGAAACCCAGCCCCATTTTTCAAAATGCTTTGTTAAATCTGGCCCGTCTTGCTTACCTCTGGATTTGGCGAAAACAGAGAAGTGCTCAGAAAGGAACTCATCGAACTTTGCAAAAAAAAAGCGACATCCAAAACAATATCCATTGGCAGCTCTGCCATCATCTGCAACCTTTCAGAATCTTCATTAATCCAATCTTCCTGAAATTCTTCTGTTTTGCCCCGGAACGTTTTTCTAAAATAGATGGCAGATAACCGCTGCAATATATCTAATTTGCCATTGCCAAAGTTTTTAAGGTCCCTTGTAATCTCTTTTCCCAAAATCAACTCAATGAATGACATTTCATTTTGATTATCCATTTTTGGGCTTTGGATAGTCCAAAGAAAATCTTTGAAGTAATATTGATCCTGCAAGGTTCTTTCCTGCTTTTGCTCAAAAATGGGTGAAATGACATTTTGAAAAATGCTGATAACCTGGTTGAGGTCAGTTTTATAAACGATTTCTAACGGTATATTGAAAAAGAAAGCAACCGACTTGCAAGCCAGATCCATTCTTATTTCCATCTGCATCAATTCATCATCTAAATCAGAATTAATTTGGAAGGTCTCAATATCTTTTCCGTATTGATTATGAAAATCCAAAACCATCTGCAAAGTGATTTCTCCCAAAGAAGATGGTCCGGGATATTTTTTATTGTTGATCGTTATCTGCATCATCCTTGGACTTATCAGCCTCGTTTTCCTGAAGGTTTTTCAAAGTGTCTTCCTTGGACTTATCAGCCTCATTTTTGGCGGTAATCGCTTCTTTGATCTCATTGATAAACTTTTGCGTAACTTTTACGGCAGAAGGGTTTTCAACCGTAATTCCGGCCAATCTTGCAACGCCAAGGACTTGTAAATCTTTGCCTTTTAGAGAGTCTGCAAGTTCTTTTGTATCACGATCCAGGAATGTTTTGTAAAGATCTTTTACCTGACTGATAAAAATTTCTTTGTCACCTTTTTCAACCTCAACGGTTGCCGTTTCCTGCTGTGCTTCCAAATCTTCCAGATTAATACCCATGAATGTTTTAGCCACTGGAACTACAGAATTGCTTTTTGCATCATCAAAATGTGAAATTCCAAAGCCTCCAACGTGTTTGATGTTATTGGTGAGTTTTTCCAGTGTGTTATCAACTCTCAGGGCTAAGCCTGTTTCTTCTGTAAGAAGGGCTGCAACTTCTTTTCTGGCAGTTTCCAGAATTTCAATGGCTTGTACAATGTTTTCTTTCATTGGTTAATTTTTTATTGATTATGAAAAGTTTAGATTCCAAATTTATAAAAAAAAGGTACATTGTACCATAAAAAAATTACAAATAATCCAAATAACTATTCATTCTGTCATCTTCATCATACTCGTTGTACTCGTCAGAGCCTGATACAGAAAGGTTATTGCCGGATTGGTTGACATCAAAATAAAACCATTCGAGCATCATAAAGGCGTCCATAACGTCGGGAGATTGCCCATCTAAGAAGTTTTTCATTTCAGCTTTAGGAATTACGCAAAGTTTACCATCCTTATCAACATTGCCGCGCTTGATGGCTTTACGCTCCCAAATCAAACGTTCTTTGATTGTCATTGTAGCATCATACTTTTTATTTGCTGCATATTCTTCTACGTAGTATTCTCCACGGCTTACAGAATCTCCGGAATGGAAATAACATTGTGATTTTAGATGATTGTAATTTTCTTTTTCACCTGATTCATTATTTGGTAACACGGTGCCGCCGTTATTAAATTCATTAGCTCCCGGGATGAAGCCATCAACAAACTGACCAACACCATCATTATCAAACAAAATATTAGAAAATGGAACGGAATACGCTAAAGCATATTCTTTGATTTTATCAATTATTTCCTTTCCGTCCGATTTATCCATCACGTGGAAATCTCGCAAACGTTTTCCACACCATACATAGATAATAAATTTATCAGATCCTTTAAGAGCAATATCGGTTGTGATACGCATTTCACCTTCAGGAACAAAGGAATTTGTAAAAATATCATTGAACTTTTTGAAGTCATAGATATCATTTCCTTTGTTAGAGATCTTCCAGTTACCGCCTAATAACTGCAGCTTCTCATCTTCTGAAAGTAGGTTGAGGTTTCCCAGATATCCGGGGTTTATTTTCAATAATTCTTTGTTGTCATAGATTGAACCGCCTATGAAGGTAAACGATTTTATAAAATCATCTTTGCTAACCAAACCGTTAGAAAGTGCTATTTGTTCATCAATAAATTTTTTGCATTTCTGATAAACCTCATCACTGGTTGCACCCCAAACAAACTTATCATTTTCGGAAGCAAAATATCTTACAACGCCTTGACGGTCTAGGATAGGATAACCGTAATTGGGAGAGTTTGGATCTTGATCAATGTACCATTCTATGAGATCAGCAACCCAGCTATCAGGATCAGGGTTACAGGTTGCACGGATGTAAGGCTTTACGCCGCACGTTGACCGGTTCCGGGAAAGCATATACAGAAACATCCCTTTGCTGAAGTGTGTCAACTCATCAAACATAATGAGCGGAATCTCGGAGCCCTGCCAGTCATATTTGTTGGCCTCATATTCCATATGTGCAAACTTGATCTTCACACCGGAACTGAAACGCCACTCCAAAACTGTTTCCTTTGGCTTTGCGCCTTTTACTTTCCTGTAAAGTTTGCCTGATGAATCCCATAAACCGCCCTCGGTTCTGATCATTGGTGTGGTTCTACGAAAACAAACCGCCCCAAATCCTGTTATGTGGATATTTCGGAGCGGTTCTAGTAGTAGGGAAAACGTTTTGCCAACACCAGCGGCACCACCACCTACAACAATATCAGCAGGTGAACTTAACGCTTTCATCTGGTAGCCAGGTTGGGGAGATATATATTCGGCGGCAATTGACAATTATATAATTTTTACCAGATTTTGTATATAAATTAACACTGTAAGTTGTATTTATGAATCCCGATGATTATCAGGTATTTGAAAAATAACGGTTTGATTTGTGATATTGTCACCAAATCCGGAAACGGGATTTTCGGGATCATTAGAAAGTTTTATTTTCTTTTCCGGGTAAAGATCTTCCAGTCTGCTGATTTCTTTTTTTATCCTGAGAATAGCTGTAAGGCCGGCCGGCGTTTTCCTGTATTTTACGTCAAGGTTTTGAATATCCTGACGTAATTCATCTATCCTGGCATTTCGCCGCTGTACAATATCAATATCATTTTCCTTTGTGACTTTCCAGATGTCAAAGGCTTTCTTTTTATAAGTCCTGGCCTGTCTTAGCTTAATACCAAACTCTTCTTTTATTTTAGCTTCTAATTTATAATCCGGAAGGCCCTCGATAATCCAATCAACAATTTTGTTAACACGATCTTCTGTAATATTGCGGTACTGATTTGCCATGCTCACAAAATTAGACAATTTTAAACAAAGGTACAACGTACCAATATTTTAATAAAAAATAACCGCCTAATCTAAAGCGGTTATTTTTTTTTTGTAGAATTTAAAATAATTCTTTGATGTCAATTTTTAAGATCTCACACCATTCTTTTAATTTAATCACGGTGATGCTAACCTTCCCTCTTTTGTATTCTGAAATCCGGGCTTCTTTCGTTTTCAAAATCGGCGCTAACTCTTTAGCTGTTTTTTTTGAGAATAATATTAATTTTTCGACTTCATTCATATTTATAAATATTCTAATGCGTACGTATTAAGGTAGTCATCTTCAATCTCTTCAACCGGTAGGATGTAATACCAATTATTATAATCATTATCAACTTCTTCATAGGGTACATTGTCACGATTAGCCATTTTTTGTACAGCTTCTTCTCTGCTACTTTCAATATAATCATTAAGAAGTGCGTCTGTTAGACCCATAGCCCCATTATACCATACCCATTTACCTTGGTTTTCTGATTTGAATTGTTCTGCGAATGTTGTGTAAGTTTTCATAATAATTTATTTTAGTTGTTAATTTATAATTAAAATTTATGTTCGTAATATTCAGCTTCTGCCATTCTTTTCTGAAAGTTCTTATAATCAGCATCAATAACCGCTTGACTTGATTTTGCAATTTTTTTGAAAACTTTTGCTTTCGGCATTTCTTCAATTTCTACAACTTCAACCAAATGCTTTGCAAACATTTTCATTTTACCTTTATTATCTTCAGTAATAAAGAAATCACCTCTTTCACCTGTTACTTTATAAGTAATGTTGTTATTGATAATTGCTTTCATAATCTTAAGTTTTTAAAATGAGTTGGTTTGTCTCTCATTTTTCATACTTCAAAGATAGTTCAATATTTATAATTACGCAATAGCGTAATTACATTTTAACACATTTTTAACATTTTATTTTATAACTTACTGAAAATCAATCTAATTATTTGAAATTAATTGTAGATCATTTTCAAAATCTAAGTAGTTGGCCGCGGTATATCGGAGAAGTCTCCAGCCTTGCAAGGTTGCCAGGTTGTATTTTTGGCAGTCTTTTTTGTAGCCGGTTACTGTAGTATGGCCGGATTTATCGGAAAAAATACCTTCGTACTCAATGGCTAATTTAAGATCCGGGACCGCCCAATCAAACCGGAACCCTCGGACCTCATCAAATTTAAGTTCTGAAACAAATTTCAGCCCGGAGCGTTCCAGGACTGAAATAATATGCAGCTTATATTTGCCAATCTCTTTAGGAATTTGGATTTTATTTTTTGGTTCGGCCGGGATGGTGACATATTTTATTTTCCCTTCCTTTTCCAGTTTGGCTAATATTGCTTTGTTCCAGGACATAATTTATTTTGTCTTTTACCACCAAAAGCGGGTATTACCCCGCTGAATTTTATATTGACGAATAGACTTCTTTGTAAATTTCTTCGCTTTGTGTTTCTTTAACCCATTCTAACATTTCAGTTAGTTTTGTATTTCTATATTGAACGATACCATTCGGCAAATGCCTTTCTATTTCAATGATTGATTTTATTGCATTAAAAACAGAAATAAAATATTTCAACTCAAACATTTTAGCGATTTCTAAATATGCTGATGTATGATCGTTATTTCTTGTAAGCTGTTTAATTTTATTAGTATTCATAATATTTATTATTTATTAGAGGTTAAAAAGCAGCTTATAAATCTTGTGATGTGTGCCAGTCTGTACCGTTGCCATTTAATTCATCATCAAAATCATAAGCTTTAGGTATAGTGTTATTTTTTGGTAGATCATTTTTAAATTCTCTCGAATTTCTTTTTAACCAATAATCGCTTTCGGCTTGCTTTTTAGCCTCTTTCGCTTCTGATTTCGTTTTACCTTCTGAAATAGCGTTTTTATACGCTTTGTTGACTATGTTTAATCTGCTCATATTTTTTTTATTTGGGTTTGTTGATTCTCTGTTTATGTTTTTGGTTAATTTCATTTTAATTTAGATTTTACAATTAGAACACTTTGGCATTTCTTCACCTATTTTTAATCTTAATCTTTCGACTTTTTTACAACACTCACAAACTGCATCTAAAATTATATGAGTGTTGGTCATTTGAATGAATTCTTGAACTATCATTTATTTAGCTTTTTTGAACGCTTTAAATTCTGCCTCTGTCATTGCTTCAAGTTTTGCTGTTAATACATTCATAACCTCATTAACATGAACACCACTAATTAACATTGCTTGGCTAACTCTTTTATACTTCGCTCTACTTAACTCTAAATATCTCTGAAAGCCTAAAGAATAAACAGGTTCAACATCTGAATGAAACATTGAGAAAAGATCTTTTACGCTTTCTACTACCTCGGGTGTAACTTCGTAAGTAGTGATTGTTTTCGCTTGGTGGTTTATTACTACTGTATTCATTTTATTATTTATTAGAGGTTAAAAGCAGTTTTAAAACTTGCTTAGGTTGGTTTGTTATTTTTTATTTCTCAAAATCTTTAAGTGGTTGTCAATTACCTGCCTCATCACTTTTCTATTGTGTTCTGTATTTGGGTAATTCATACCACTTTTAGATTGATAAAGTTTAGTAGCTTCTTCGATTGTCATTGTGTTGTTAAAAGTTGTCATAATCTTTATTATTTATTAGAGGTTATTAATTAAGTTTTTCTAAAAGTTGATTAATTGTTAAGTTATTCTCAATCATCATTTCAGAAAATAATCTTTTTAAAGTTTCTGAATGTGAATTGGCTTCTTTTTCAAACTGCCAAAATAAATCTTCATCAACACCAATAAAAGAATGCATTTTATCTGTTGCTTCATACAATAAGTTTTCTATTCTTTTGTATTCGTTGATTTTTGTATTAATAGTATTCATATCGTTTGTTTTAGTGTTTGTTAATTTTTTTTGTATTTTATAGTGCATCGCAAAAGCTTATAAATTCTTTTTCGCTTATTCTTGTTTCTAATTCATCAAGAAGTGCATCTAATACTACTTGTTTTATTTTATCATTAGACATAGACTCTGTTATAACTTCTTTTAAAAGGTCTGTTGAGTAAGTTTTGATTTTATTAATTATTGCATTCATAATATTTGTTTTAATTGTTATCGTTTCGTTTTGATGGTACAAATATATAACAATTGTAATATATAAAACAAATGTTTTTGAAACTTTTTTTTATTTTTTATAAAAAACTTTTGTTATATATTTGCAGCATGAATTTAAAAGAATTTTTAGAAAAACATACGATCATCAATAAAGCAGATTTGGCGGCTTCTATGTGGCCCGATGTTAAGAATGCCAGAATCAAACTACATAACAAGATTAATGAAGTAACAGCCGGCACCGGCAAACAGCGGATAACAGAAAAAGATCTTGATCTGGCCAAAAAACATTTGAAGGTTATGGCTGCTGATATTGATAAAATAAAAATGTAACTTTTTCATTATAGGGCGTTTAGTGTAAGTAACAAAGAGGCTTAACAGCATCCGGCGACCTTTTTAAAAAATATAATTAACTGGTTTTTAGATTATTAAAAATATCGGTTATCCCTGCCTTTGGTTGGTTGCTGGATTTTAAATGTTACATTGGTTAGCGGTTAAGATATGGAAAACGTTTTAAACCTATCAAAAATCAACGTTTTGAACACGAAACAAGTATTTGTACTCGAAAAGGTTAAAAGTGTCTCAGTTTCAAAATTTCGGGGCAAATTTTTGATGTTGGGTATAATTTCCAAACCCGAATTAATCTCGAGAGTAAAAAAATGCTGATCCGAATTAATCTCGAGAGTGAAAAAATGCTGATCCGAATTAATCTCGAGAGTGAAAAAATGCTGATCCGAATTAATCTCGAGACAAAAGCTTGCAGTTTCAAATTTTGAAAAAAAATAAAGTGGAGCAGTTTCAAAATTTTGAAAATTATTTCCTGAGACTGTTTCCCTTCAACTCAATCACATTGAACATTTCAAACAGGCGGTCAAATACACGATCTCCGTAACGGTTTCCAAAAGCTGAAAGCGTTTTACCGAGATCCTGATCTTCGGAATAATTGAGGCTTATCATCGTTTTTGCGCGGTTGGAATATCTCTTCTCAAAAATCGTTTTGAAAATATCCCGTTTGCCAAAATTACTGGCAACTTCCTCACTCATCACATCGTCAAAATACTTGAAACCAAAATCATATTTCCGGTGAAAATAGGACTTGTCAAAATCTGTAGTGCAGCGTTCATACTCACCAACAACATCGTTTGCTGTGTTGAAACTGAATCCAATTTTGTAACGGCTCAGCAGCTGGTGTGTACCCTCAATATCCTGAATGGTGAAAGGATTATTCCGGCTGTAAAAAAACATTTCATTGATGGTTTTGACGATGGATGTTTTCCCAATTCCTTTGCCGCCAATGATCATCAAACCTTTATCCAGGCTTGGTTCTGATACTTTACCGTTGATCAAAGGGCTTTTCAGGCTTCCTTTTTTACCGATCAAATAACCCAGGATGGTCCTTGCTAATTTTCGGCCTTCACCGTCGTTTACTTTTTCGTCAAATTGCTTATTGTTGAAAAATTCAAACGCTTCCAAAAAACGCTGGTATAGGCTTTCAATATCGATTGGTTTAAGTTCCGGGAGTTCTACCGGCTTAAAGCTTTTTTTCTCCAATGCCTGAACTTGGTTATTCAGGTTTTCCAGATATTTCTGGTATTGCTCATCGTATTTTTTCGCCAAAGGATGATTTGGATCAACTTTCAGGATCATGTCCAAAACGGCCGATTTTCGCGGCGGTGTGTTATGCGTTTCTGTAGATTTCTCTTTGTTCATTGCTTTGATTTTTTTGGTTTTTCTGAATTTTTGCGCGGGCATTTGAGTTTAACCAAAACTCAAAATTTTTGATTAAGTCAGAATCATTTTGCCATTTTTCGTTTTCGCCGGTTCGCTCTTTGAATTCTGAAAATTCAATAATGCATTCTTTGATTCTGTTTTCGTCAACTTTTGTGATCATTGCCCATTGGTTAATCGAAATTGGTTTTGAAAATAAAATGTCCCGAGTTGTAGTTGGTGGATATTTTTTTTCTACAACATTTCCTTTTATTTCCTTTACTTTTATTTCATTTACTTTCTTTTCTTTTATAGCATTCCCTTCGCTTTGCGATTGCAATGCGTTCGCATTACGTTCGCTTTTCTCCCATCTTTTTTCTGCTGATAATCTGGCTTTTTCGGATTTTTCATTTCTTAATTTCATATTATTCAACATCCTTTTTGAATAGAAATGTTTTCGGTTTTCTGTAAATTCAAAGAGTTCAAAATCTTCAATTACTGATTTAACTTTATCAGCTGCTACACGAAAATCAAAGGCTAAAAGATTATAATCTTTGATGCTCATATTGTCTGATTCGTCTCGTAATCTTTCTAAAATCATAAAGTAAATACCATATCCCTCAGCTCCAAGTTTCATCCGCACGGCGAGAAGTTTCTCATCATTACGGGCGTTGCTATCGTGGCTGAAATAGTATGCATCTTTGTTTGCCATAATAAAGTAAATTCTAATAAATTTTATTTTTCAAATTCCCAAAACGAAAGTTTTCCTTTGACGTTTAGGATAGGTTTTTCGTAGAGTACAGGATTAGCCAAAACCCAGTTATAAATTGGCTTAGAATAATTAGTGATGCCCACGGTTGTTTAATGGATAGTGCTTTCATAGTAAAACTTTGTTAATGTAGTAAGTATGGAAAAACTCTTCTGCTAATCTTAAAATATGGCATATTGTCAAATTTTTATCTTTGTCAGAAAAAAGCATAAACTGAATTTGCATTCCAATTTTATTTAATAATGGATCTAATTCATCCGGGACATTTATTGAATTATCAGACACTTCTGTCCAATCTTCTGATAAATTTGGAAATGATTGTTTAATTAATTCATTTTTAGATAATTCTAATATCCTATCTACAATACTATTGCCTACACCGCCGTATTTATGCATAATGTCGTTCCAAGATTTCTGACCAGCTTCTTGAGCTACTTTATCTTTTATTTCAATAATATTCATCGTTGTAATTCTTTAAGTTGTTTTTCTCTGAACATCAATTCATCGTGGATTTTAATCCATTCTTCCTGAAAATATTCATCTTCTAATTGGTTTTTTAAAACCTCAATTATTTCTTTCAATTCATCTTCCGATGGTGGGAACATTTCATTTGTCATAGTTTCGATTTTTTTTGTAAGTCATCTATTTAAAAATTGGATCTTGATGCACTGGTATGATGTCAGGTTTTGGTATTTTCTTTTTTGGCTGCAATTGTTCAGGAAGAAATTCTCCATATTCTCTAATTAAATTATATTTAACAATGTTGTTTAGATGTTTATTTACATCAAAACTATTTGCAAGAATGTTCCAGACAGTGCCTTTTGATAGGCTTTTGTTAATTTTTGATGAGACAGTCCAATCTTTTATTTCGCCTTTTGCTTTATCTATCATCTGTTTTAGGTGATAATTGTCTAATTGAGTGGAGAGTTGTTTTGCGTGACCTTTGTCCATAATCTATTTTTTAAAAGCGTTCATTACAGAATCAAGCATACTTACAGGCACAATATCATCAGCACCGGTAACAGCATCAGCAATCTGTTTTTTTGTCATTATTACATCGTTGTACAGCCAATTATCTAAAGTACCTTCACCTATAAGGGCTGTACACCTTACAGAATTAGGCTGTCCCATCCTATGGCATCTGTCTTCACATTGTTCCAAGTCTGCAAAGGTCCAAGGTAATTCCAGGAATAAAACCTCTGAGCTGGCTGTTAAGGTCAAACCAACGCCGGCGGCTTTGTGAGATTCTATAATGATGTTGGTTTTAGGGTTTTTCTGAAACATATCCACAGAGTTCTGTTTTTGCGTTTCATTCTCAGATCCTGTCACCTTCACTGCTTGAGGATAGATTTTACAAAGTTCATCCACAACAATCTTATGCTTGCAGAAAACCACAATCTTTTGCCCGGAATCCAAAACCTCATCAATATAGTCCTGAGCGGCTTCAATCTTACCTTTGGCGGCAATCTGCAAAAGCATTGTAATTTTTACAATTACCTCAGATTGCAATTTCTTACGAACCTCAGCCATAGAGAAATCATTTTCCTGCAAATACTTTTTGAAATCCCTTTCTATTTTGGAATATTCGTCAGCGTTTGTAATTTCGCAGGTAATCGTTTGGCGCACTTTTGCAGGAAGATCTTTTAAAACCTCGTGCTTTTCCCTTCTGAAAAAACAATTCTGATTAAGCAGGTAATTGAGTTCTTTGAGATTAGATGCTCCGGAACCACCTTCACAATACCTGGTCTTAAAACCGTCCACGCCGCCAAATTTTTTAAGCCTTGAGATAATAGCCAATTGCGCTACCAAATCGACTGGCTTGTTAACGACAGGCGTACCGGTAAGCCCAATGATATAATTTTTACCACGTGTTACACGCAATGCAATTTTTGAACGCTGGGATGCTGTGTTTTTGAGTTTATGGATCTCATCAATAATCACAGATTTGAAGATGTCAATCCGGGAATCCATTTCAATATCTGCAGCTGTTTTGAGTTCATCCTTTTTTGGGTAATGTTTAACAAAGAATTTTCTAAGGCTTTCATAGTTCACAATGAAAACATCAGCCATTTCCATTTCCCAGAACCGGTGCCAGTTGGATTTTACTTTATCATCCAGGATCATTGCTTTTTTATCGGTCCACATTTCAAACTCCCTTAGCCAGTTGATTTTAAGCGCTGACGGGCAAAGAACCAAAACCGGAAACGTAACCTCTCCCAATTTTTCGGCATAGTACACCGTTGCAATGCTTTGTAATGTTTTCCCTAACCCTGGCATATCCCCATTGATGAACTTTTTTAGCTGCAAACCTCTTGCAACGCCTTGTTTTTGGTAATCTCTCAAATCCCCTTTTTGCAAAGGATAATTGAAATCGAGGTTTGGCATTGCCGGGATAACATCTAATTGTTCCGGTAGTTGTTCACCAATTTTGATATGTGTACCCTTACAATGTTGGCCAATAGAATAGACTTCTCGCATATACTCAATCGGGATGATCCAGCATTTTTTTTGATGGTTCCATTTTGCTACAGATTCAAATTTCCTAAAGGTTATAGCTTGGTTATCTTTGGCGAACTCAAAGGGTTTCCCGATATCTTCCATTTGGGTTTTATGCAGGACCACGCTATCAACTTTTACAGGCTTTGTAAGATAAGAACCGTTGAAGATGCTAACGGACCATTCTATCACCTGGCAGACAGCTTTCACCCTTTCCTGCTGGAAGTTTTTCCAACGGCCAAAATCAGTCTTGATCTGAAATTCGTTAATAAATTCTACTACCTGCATATTACCAATGTGTTTTTAGGATTTTCATATTCTCAGGGATCAATATTTTATGATCATTTTTTGAGAATAATTTTCTGATTAAGTTTTTTAGTTTTTTCATTTGCTTCTGTTTTTTGGGACAAGTGATAGGATAAAACCTATAAAAAAAGCCCCGGCGATTAATATTTCTTTATCCATATCAGTTGATTATATAGTTTTCAATATTTCCCAAAATTGATTCACTGATGGCAATATTATTTTGCGTGTAGTTTTCTATAAAATCTCTGATATCGAATTCTTCAATTTTTCTTTTGAATGCTTTTGACACAGAATTAATGTCATCAAATCGTTTTAAATGATATAAGACCGTTGCGTGGTGTTTTCCTAATATTTTAGCAACTTCTACAACTTTCTTTTTTTCTTTTCTTACCAATATGTGACAGAATATTGATAGATTGTCTAATTGTGCAGTTTGGGTTCTTTTCATACGGCTTCAAAATTTTCAAGATCAAACAGGCTTGGCGTGTTTACTTTTAGTTCTGCAGCTTTGCAGTACGAAACACCGTCTAAGAAATATTGTGGATTCAGCTCGTGTCCAATCCCGTAACGGCCTTTTAAAATTGCTCTGTAAGGGACGGTAAAAAGACCGGCAAACGGATCATAAACAATATCTCCTGGATTACTCATTTGCTCAATAACCCTATCAGCAATATCAAACTGCATCGGGCAAAGGTGCATTTCTTTGCCTTTGGACCATTGGGAGCCGTTTAGGGTTAGCATTCTGGTGACATCAGTCCAGACATCATCAGACCAGCTTTGCGGCTGTAAAAGCATAAATCCGGATGGCAATTTCCCTTTAAGTTCCAATGTTTCGGCAATCTTCACAATGTGCTCAAAATCCCAAACTTCATTTAGCGAATAATCTTTGAATGATTTAAAAATTTGATCAGGCTCCAAGGCTGCCAGTTCTTCGGGTTTCAGGCAACGGTTGCCAGAACTTCTTGTATAACCGGCGGCATCCAACTGCCAGCGCGCACGGGAATAACCATTTTCGTTTTTCCATTCCTTTTGGGATTTGTTCCAGTCTTTTTTTTCTTTTTTGACAGGGATGTCAGCATAGGCATTGGTAAGGTCTGTTGCTGGCTTTCGGAAATATAAAAGGTATTCTGGCATTCCTACCCCCATTTTGGTTCCGTCTTTACATTGCTCAGTCCATCCAAGGCGATAAGTTTGGTTGTTTTCCCTTACAACATCTGTCACAATGGTTTTCATTCCCATATAGGCGAAACCGTGCTTTATATAATGTTGAATAACATCAATATGGAAAGGGTAAACTGTCTGGCACCCGGTTCCGGATAATCCCATTGGGACAATCCTATCCTTAACGTGAATGGCAGCAATACGCCCTGGCATTAGTTTGTCAAACAATGTAGGCGTTAGAAAATCCATTTGTTGGAAAAACTCTTCATTGCTTTCCGAGTGTCCAAAATCAGCATAATTAGGTGAATATTCATATTGTGAGCTGAAAGGGATGGATGTTAGGATCAAACCTACAGAATCATTATCAAGATCTCTTTTACTGCCAATTACATTATCATCATTGATGGCTGTAAAGTTTTGGCCTTTAACCTCAATTTTTTCAATACCTATTTTTCTAGTGAGGGCTTGCGCCATTTCACCATGGGATAAGCCGTATTTTTTTATAATCTCAGTCATATTTTTTACAAGTTTATTATGGTTTTTCCACTTTGTTTCAAGTGATTTTCGGACATTTCTCTCAGCTTCTGTATAGATGAGGTCCACGCGAACTTTATTTTGCTGTAAGAATCTTTGTAGCCTGTGCACGGACTGTATAAAATCATTGAATTTGTAACCTATCCCTAGGTAGATAGCCCAACTGCAATGTCTTTGAAAATTACACCCGGAACCAGCGATTACAGGCTTGGCTGCTAATTCTGAAATTTCGCCATAAGAAAAGCCTTTGATGATTTCTTCACGCTTTTCAAAATCCTGTTTTCCAAAAATAGATTTGACTGTAGGAATAGCTTTTTCAATTGCCAATCTCTCATCTTCCAGATCGTGCCAGATTACACGGTGTGCATTGATATCATCATTTCGGAGCTCCATCATTTTATCAATCCTTGCAGAAAGACTTTCCCTTTTTTCTTTGGCAGATTGTTCTAGTCCCAGAGCAGTATCTTTGAACATTTTCAATTGACCATCTTTTTCGGCGCCGGCATTCTCGTGATTGGTTGGTATCTCGTGCCATCTAAGGTCAAGCTCCGGTAAGATATAACCTTCATCATCGGCCGGGTTTCCGGTAATATCTGACGGTTTGGTCACAAATAAAGCCCAGGAAGAAACCCACAACCATAATTCTTCTTCTTTGTGAGCGTGTAATGTCAGTACATCGGCTTTGGTAGAATCTCGTTTGAAGAATCTTGTTTTTGCCTGTGATACATCCATCACACCAAGAAAATCAGCATAGGCCAATAGTTCTATATAATCGTTTGGTGAAGGTGTCGCCGTTGCTACATATCTGTATTTTACAGTATCTGAACCTCTACGGTGTTGCATTGGTCCGGCATCACCTGTAAACAACCTCATAAATTCACGGAAAGTTTTAGAACCGCCCAAACCTCTCAAGATGGAAGCTTCATCCAGGGATGCTGTTTCAAATAGTCTGGGATCAAGTTTGCCGTCCCGGATGCTCTCATAGTTGGTAAGGTAAATTCCGGTTTCGTCACATTCTTCAATTCTTCTGATGAATTTTGGAAGATCTTTATCATCCCATCCCAGGATGTTTTTTGCATCCTGAACAAATTCCTGTCTTACCGATAACGGGCAAACAATCAGGCCGCGGCCCTTACCTATTTTGGAAAGCGTTAATCTAACCGCTTCCAATTGTGTGACGGTCTTATGAAGGCCAAAGGCTGCAAAGCAGGCACGGCGGCCGCCTTCTACCATCCATTTTATCATCAATCTATTATGAGGTTTTAGCTTGGTGCTTACCTCACTCAGATCAACCGAAAAGCCTTGTTTTGGGGCTATTTTGATTTTATTTCTTAAAAACTCTTGATAGTTCATAGTTTTGGTTTTAGTCGTTTTGCAATTTCTTCTACAACTTTTACAGTTACAGCGTTTCCGAGCATCTTGTATCGTTGGGTTTTTAAAATTTCTTTAATTATTCTATCATAATTCCCATACTTTGTCCAATCATCCGGAAAGCCCTGTAATCTTTCGCATTCTATTTCAGTCAATCTTCTGATTGAGCTTTCATTTTTAATTACTGGTTGGCTGCTTCCATCTTCTCTTGCCCTTGCTGGAATTGTAGGAGAATTATTGTCTGTAACTTTTCTAAACCCTTTTCCATCGTTGTGAGTTCTCCAAGTGCCAACAACTACATTATCTTTCTGAACCGATGTTAAAGTGTTTGCTACTCCATTTTCATTCAATTCCAACATTTGCTCAGTTTTTAACCCAGATTCTCTGCTTTTTGGATTTTCTGGATTTCTACCTCTGAAAGCTCCGATTACCGCTTGATTACAACTGCAATCTAAAGTTTGGGCGACACCTTTTCCTACACGTCCTCTTCTTGTTTCTGAATTTGGATTTGAAAGATTAATACTATCTCCTTCATTTGCTATTTCATAACCTTTTGAAGTTGCTGATTTTACTTGAATAATATCCCAACTATGTTTATCTGTAAGACTTCCTCTACCGCCGGAACGAATTGTATTTAAAGTATCGATTCCTTGAAGTGTTTTAACTTCAACAAAATTTCCTCTTTGAGATTGAAAATGATTTGCCATTAAAGCTGATGCAAAACCGTTTGTTTCTTTTTCAATCTGTCTTCCCGAGTTATAGACTTTATCGTTTTCTGTGATAGGAAATACTCCTGGCTCACTTCGGTTTGCAAGATGTCCAACAAGGTATATCCGCTCTCTATTTTGGGGTAAAAACCACTTTGTGTTAAGCAATTGCCATTCAAGTCGATAACCCCCAATGTTGGCAAACGCTTGGAGAATTGCCCAAAAGTCTGCGCCAGAGTTTGAGGAGAATGCTCCTTTAACATTTTCCCAGATAAATACACTTGGTCTGATGTGAGATATAAGGTCGATTGCGTACTGGATAAGGCTAGACCTTTCCCCTTCAAGTCCTTTTCGTTTTCCTGCCAATGAGAAATCCTGGCAAGGCGATCCGAAAGTGATAATGTCAATGTCTCTAAAGTTGTCTGGTCGAATATCGACAACTGAACCGATGTATTCTGCATCTGGAAAATTGTATTTGTAATTAGCAATTGCGTGTTTGTCTATCTCGCTGAAATAATGTTTACCTATTGTATATCCGGCATCTTCAAAACCTTTGGTAAAGCCACCGATGCCGGAAAACAATTCTATTATATTGAGATTATTCATCCTCAAAAATATCTGAGAGATCGTCAATATCATCTACATCATCACTTTCACTAGATCCATTTGTTTCAGGACTTTCAGGCATTTTAAAGGCCTCATCTTCATCATCTGTAAAATTCAGAGTACCTACAACCATCTTGGTTCCGTGCTTACCGTCCATATATTCCAGGACCTCACTTTTCAGGTGCTCCACGGCATTATAAAGCTCATCGGTAAATTCATAGTCCTCATCATCGAACTTTTTATCCGGTGTGGAGAATGCTACAGATTTTCCGGTTTTCAGGAATTTTAACCCGGAAATAACTACACCTTCATTACCTTCGGACCCTGAAATACTGATCCCAGTTACTTTGTATTTTTTATCAATATCTTCCGGAAGAATGAAATCTTCATTCTCTGGTCTAGTGATGAGTTTTGTAAGTTTTTCTGTAACCTCAGATTCTTCTGTGATGATGATAAAGTGCGGGATTAGATTATCAAATGCACGTTCTAGATCTTCATGAATTGGAGCATCGGAATCTTGCTTTATTTTATTTTCCACTTCATTTTCTTTTGCTGTGTAGGCGTATGAAAGGAAAAGTCTGCTTCTGATTTTGGCGTTTTGGATTTTGATTGTCATTGTTAATTATTTTGGATTAGCGTAAAAATTTTTATTGTCAATAGGTTGGATAGTTTTCCAATCGAATCCCATTTCGTTTCCTAAATCTTCCCAGAAATCGTTGATTTTTTCCTGAAGACTTTTTCCAATTGGAGTTCCACCGCTTATATACATTACAGGATCTCCACCCTCCTTATTTATTTGAATTATCTTTTGAAAGTTTTCATCAGATATTGTAAATTTTTGTTTAGCCATTTTTTAAAAAGGTGTTTTGTTGAAGTTGATTATTTTACCGTTATCAGCCACTGTTACGGTTTTGCCGGTGATGGCTGCTACTTTTTTACCGAAATTAATTTCGTGCGAGTTGCTGTCAGATAAGTGAATCAAAACGATGTTGTTAACCTGGCTTAGATCGTTAGCTTCCAAAAATTGCATACAAGTATCCAGGCTCATATGAGAGTTGTAAATCCTATCTCTCAAAAACTTCTTATCTGCCAGCTTATCATTGATAATTTCCTGATCATAGTTAGCCTCAATGATGATGTTATTCATCCCGGAAAACGTAAACCCGGAATAGACTGTATCTGTCAGAAATAAGGTCACACCGCAATCCGGATGGTAGATCAAAAAGCCACAAGGCTCTTCTACATCGTGAACCGTTGGAAAGCTTATCACTTTGAAGTTACCAACTTGGAATTGTCCTTTTTGTCGAATTACATTCAGTCTGTGATGTTTTACTTTTACGGTTTTGGAGAAAGTCCCGGCTGTTGCATAGACATTAATACCTGCTTTCATGACATCGTTAATGCTTTTGGCGTGGTCACCGTGCTCGTGGGTGACGATGCATCCGGAAATCTTAGAAACGTTGAAATCAACTGCTTTTTTGATATCTACCAGGTTAACGCCGCATTCTATTAGAAGTGCTTCCTGCTGATTTTCCAGCAGGTAAGCATTTCCACGGGACCCCGATCCAATTACTTTGAGATTCATCATTAGAAATCAGGTCCAGTAGTTTCAGGTTCCTCAGCGTGTGCTGCAAACCTTTCAGCATCACCTATTGCAGCTTCTTTATCTTCATCTGTCAACTCATCCACCACAACAGCATCAGAAATATCTTTGAAGCCTAATTCCTCTTTGTTGGCGTTGGTATTGATGTCGTGCTTTACGTTTTCAGCCACTACATCAATCGTTCTTTGACCATCACCATCATTTTCTGTATAAAGAATTGCATCGTTGGAAGTTCTGATTAATGGTTTACAGGCTCTATTAATTACCGTTTTGATAGCCATCTGATCCGGGAAATTCCTATGAGCTGGTGAATTACCTTTCATTGCGCCTTGGTTCCAGGAATCTTTGATTTGCTCAATGCTCATAATTTCCATATCCTTAGAACCGTCATTCATTTCTAATATGGCATAGGCTCCAATTACATTTTTTGAACCCATAGACTTTAAGGTCTGTGTATGCTTTATGAGTTTATTCCTGCCAGTTTCAGGATCAACTTCAAAAAGGAATTCATCACCTTCAAAAATGGCTCTAGGCTTGATGTCTTTAAGACCGCCAAATCTTTTAGCCAGTGCAATGTTTCCGGTGTACTCAATAGAACATTCTAACTTATCACCATAAGGGATAAAGTCGCATTGCTTTTTCATTGGGGATAATCCCCAAACTACCATTTTTAGAAGCGCATTGGCGATGGATGTTTTTGTGCAATGTTCTAAAACTGTTTTACTGGTATTGCCTATTTTTTGTTCTGATAAAATCAGGTATGCAGTTTTTAAAGCATTTTCCGGTGAATAGTCTGCTGGCAGTTTCAGTTCGCCGGCTGCTTGGAATTGGTCAACTTTTGCCAATACTTGTGCAGATATGTCTTTTTTGATTTCTGCAACTTGAGTGTTTTGATTTTCTGTACTCATTTTTATGATTTTTAATTGTTATTAATTGATTGTGAAAACTTGTCTTTTGTATAGCTCATAGACTATATCAGCTTGATACTCTCAGTTTTTTATCGTCAGGTGAAACGATTAGGTTAATAATTTGGGATTCGCTGTCAATGAGTTTTACAACACTTTCGCGGTTATCAATAAAGATTGGAGCCGATACGTTATAGAACTCGCAAAGTGAGTTGATGATGTCTATACCAGCATTAATTTTGGAGGCTGTGTTGGCATCGGAGAAAGGCACACCGTTGATTAATGCTTCACAGCATTCAACTTGGCCGCCGTTGATTTGCGTTTCAAACATCTTGAATTTTACAAACCTGAATTTTTTATTGATCTTAGCTTCCAGCGTGTCAATTTTCAGTTTGATGAAGTTTTCAATCGTGTATTGAGTTTTTTCAATATCGGCGATCTGTTGAGCCAATTTTGATTCTTCATCTTGCAATTCGGCGATTCTTTTATCAGCGTTGGCGATTTGGATATTCGATTGCAATGATGCTTTGAGATCAGAAATTTGATTTTGCAATTCAGCTTTTTTAGCTTTCAATTCAGTATTATCATCTGTTGAAATGTCAAATGTCAATGCTTCGAGAGCTTTTATTCTGGTTTCCAAAACCATATAATCAGAATCAAAAGACAATCTTTCAGAAAGTTGAGAATCCAGGGAAATAGCTGGTTTATCATCCTTTTTACAAAGCATTAGATCAGCTCTAAGATTTGCAATTTCACCTTCCAGTTTTTTGCAGTAAGCGGCACCGTTTTCGATCCTTTTATCCAGGTCTGCCAATTGATCTTTATAGGCAGCTATTTTACTGGCATAGCTTTTACCTTCTGCTGATATTTCCGCGAGCCTGTCAGCCTTATTTTTATTGAATTTCTGTTGAAGATCATTTCTTTTTTCGTCAACTTCTGCCGGGTCCATAGCGTGTCCGCAAGTTGGGCAAACAGCATTATCTTCTGAAAAAGTGAAGGTTTTCGCATTTTCAGTATTCCATTCTTCACGCTTTGCAACTACTATTTTGTCAAAACGCTCCACCATTTCCTCAACCTCTTTTTTCTCAGCTTTTAGGCGATTGATCTTTTGTTGCGCCGGCACCAGTTCGTTTTGATCCTTTTCGTGGATTTGTGCCCGGATAGAATCTTCTTTGGAAGTATCGCCCTTGGATTCAGCTTTCAATTGTTCTTTGATGTTGAAGCTGATAGCGTTCTGTTGGGATTTTAGGTTGTAGATTTCTTCCTGATTGGCATTCCTTTTTTTGATAACCTCATCATAAGCTGCAGCTTTGTCCTGTAATTGGTTATCTATGCTGGCAATCTCTTTTTCTTTAGCTGCAACGATGATATTAACGGCACTTTCGTCAACCGGTTCAGGCTTACTTCTTTCAACCTCATCAATCCTGGTAGGGATCATTTTAATATCATCCTTTGCTTTTTTGATGGTAGCTGCAATTTGCTTTCTGTACTCATCCAAAGACTTGTTAGTCAACTGAGACAACAAATCCAAATAATCAGCATTTCCGGCGGCTAATTCGCTGTCAGATACATCACCAACGATTTTAATAAGAACCTCACGCCTATCTGTCCATTTAAGGGAATTAAAAGCCGTTGGAGAAGTAATGAGTTTGAATACTTTCTCATCCAGAATCTCAGAAACTTTGTTTTGAAATTCCTTCATAGATACCGGAACATCATTCCAGTAATAAAGTGTTTCGTTTCCTGCAAATTCGGCTTCCAAAGCACCTTTTATTTTTGGCCATTTTTCTTTTAGGATTCTTTTGATACTGATGATGTCTCCATTGATTCCCAATTCTGCTGAAACTTCATGCTCAATTTTTGGGATAACAACGTTGTTGCTATCAAGGGTTTTAATATTGAAGTCTTTTCTGTCTGTAGAATCTTTCCCGAAAAGAAGCCAAACAAAAGAATCAAATACAGTAGTTTTTCCGGTGCCATTGTCGCCATATATATTGGTGTTGGCATCGAAATCAATATGCAGGCTTCGGATGCCTTTGAAATTGATTAGAGATAGTTTTTTGAGGGTTATTTTACTCATTTTAGTAAGTTTTATTTGTAATAAATTTTTGAAACTGTAGGGATACAGAAAACGAATAGCGTACAGTATAGTACAGGTGTGCCATTGTCATTGAAAGGGATAGAATCTACTCTCAGGATTGGCCATAGTAGGATTTTCAGAATCCTTTTGGATAGTTTTTTCATTGGATTAAGATTTTAGTTTATTATTTTTTTTAGGTTTGATTTGGTATCTCGGATTTTTGTCCAGTTGTGCATAAATCCGGGCTTTTTTCCTTTCTCTACTTTCCACCGCCCCCAGTATCAAGTTTTCTAATTTTCGGCGTTCGCCCGGATCCTGCATCTGCTGTAATTGCGCATTGATGAAAGGGAATATTTGTTCTGCTGTCATAGCACATCTATTAATTGTAGAAGTTCATCAGATTGTTTTCTACCTTCTATTTCCAATATTTCAAGAACCTCATTAATATTTCTTTCTGGTGTATTACCATTGTAAATCCAATGATTCTTTGCTGTGTCAACTGAAATATTGAATTTTTCTGAAATTTTTTTCCTAACATCATCCTTTCCACTTGGATTAAGTTTCAAGAAAATTTCTTTGATTTTGACTTTCTTATCCATTTTATATTTATCTTTGTTATACATCGTAACATAATTACAATGCAAATATACACATAAAATACACATAATGCAAAAATAAAGTGTATTATTAGTGTATTTTAATTATAACTATTTGATTATGAATGACAAAAAATTACTTGAATATATAAATGCACTTGGTTTAACAAATGAAGAATTTGCACAGTACCTAGAAATATCATTTGACACATTAAAAAGTTGGCTTTACAGAAAGAAAGAAGTGCCTAAAAAAAAGGTTGACTATGTATTAAATAAAATAAAACTACACCATAACTACAATAGTGAGCATACTATAGATCAATTTTTGAATGAGCCAAAATCAGAGTATGAAAGTTTTGATTATAAGAAGCTTGCTGATGAACGTCTGAAGACTATTGATAGGCAGGATAAGTTTATAAAACGGCTTGAAAAGGATATTGAACTTTTGGAAGCTGAGAATAATAGTTTAAAAAAAGAAAATAGAGGGGTGCTTCCCGTGCAGAATGTTTCTAAAATCTAATCAGAATTAACAATATGGATGACTTTACTTTAAACTGTTTTAAATATTTGGAAGGCGACAACTATACTGATGATGCTTATAATAATTTGGTGGTAAAAATGATAGGTTTTGGAACACAATATTTAGCAACATTAAATAACGAATACTTATATGAATTTAAAACTATAGAGGAACGTTTGAATGGAATTATTACCGCGCTAAACCAACCTGCAAAAATGTATGGTGAAGAATTTTTAAAATTTTATAAACTTTATCACAAGATAGAAAATAATTGATGCGCAATATTTTTGCATATATGCAATAATATTGCGCAAATGCGCAAATAATTTGCACAAATACGAAAAATTACTTCATATAAAAACCAATAATAATGAAACAAACAATTTTCCTTTTCTTCATTTTGATGGCTGGTTTTGTTTTTGGGCAAAATTATATTTCAATTTCTGATTTGAAATTAGATGATGGTAAATTGACTACAGAAAAATTTATTGAATTAAGAAGTGGTGAAAATAATCTTGTTAATGTAAAATTAAATGTTTTCGGAGACAAATCTTTGAAAGATTATGATTTCAACAATCTTACAAAGATTATAAATACAATTTCTGAAACAGCTAAGTACAATTTAAAAACCCCATCAACATATATTCCTAATACAATTGTTTTAAGTAAAAGACCTGACAATACATGGTATTCTAATATATTTTATTCTGGCCAAAATGATTATGGTGGAAAAAAAGATTGTAGCTCAATTATAATAATTAGTGATAAAGGAGAAATTATCACAAATCTAAAATAATGTATGATGAAAAAACTATTACTACTTATTCCCATTATTATCCTGTCATGTTCAGGGTCATCCGATGATGATTCAGATTGCAGGCAGACCTGGCAATACAAAGAGTATTGCAAAAAAACATATAACTGTGGTTGGTGTGAACCAGAATCCGAAGCCAGCATAGAAGAAAGACCATTCAAATGCTCAGAATTGGACGGTATAAAAGAAGGTTCCGAAATACATTTATCTGAAAGGGATAGTGATTGTTTTAAGTTTTACAGGAAATATATAAAAAGAATAGATTAGTACAATGTACCTTTTATGAATATTGCAGATAAAAATATTATCCGGGTTGCAGAAGATCAAAAATTGAAAAACAAAATCACCAACGGTGAGTTTGCAGCTTCTATTGGAATGGATCAAAGCAACCTTACTAAAATTAAAAAATCCGATTCCAAAGACCGGTCTTATCACTTTACCCCGGAACAAATAAAAAAAGTAGGTGAAAGGTACAGTGTTGATATGAATTTCATTTTCGGTTTTACCGATAAAATGTACAGGAATTAACATAAACAAAAAGTAAACAAAAAAGGCTCATTTTTTATAACCTTTCAGATTCTGAAATAATTGATTTTCAGTTGTTTATTGTTTACAAAAAGAGAACAATAGAATCCCTCACTCTCCGCCAGTTGGGAAACCAAAATAAGCTAAAACGCTGTAAACATCAATGTTTACAGCGTTTTTTGTTTTGCGCTAGTATCAAAAAAAATCAAAAAAGGCCATATTAAAAGTGACCTATTTAGTGACCTATCGTGAAAATATCAAAACAGGTCACTGAAATCTCTGGAAAACCCGACCAATAGGCAGTCTAATGATTGAACATCTTGCAAAAAGTGGTAACAAAAAGTAAATTATTAAACAATTAAAGTTATCACACAATGAACAAAACATTCAACCTGTTATTCTTTATAAAAAAGAATAAAATAAGAACAAATGGAACCGCTCCTATCTACTTAAGAATCACGGTAGACGGCAAGGCAGCAGAGATTGCAGCTAAAAGGTATATCGAGCCAAAGAAATGGGATAATAAATCACAGAAAGCCGTTGGTAATAGTCAAGAAGCCAAAACACTAAACTCTTATCTTAAAACTTTGGAACAACAAGTTTACGATTTTCACTACCTGATGATTAAAGAAGAAGATTTCGTAACTGCAGAGAGTTTAAAATCTAAACTGCTTGGGACTGACATTTCCACGAGAATGCTCATTCCTATTTTTCAGGATCACAATGATAAAGTAGAAGCATTAATTGGTCAGGACTTCGCTCCCGGTACATTGGAGCGTTATAAAACATCTTTAAAGCATACCCAAGAATTTCTAAATTGGAAATATAAAATTTCTGACATTGATATTACAAAGATTGATCACGCTTTCATTATGGATTATGATTTCTGGCTTCGTAGTGTCCGAAAATGTGCGAACAATACTGCAGTAAAATACATCAAGAATTTCAAAAAGATTATGCGATTATGTATGGCGAACGGCTGGCTGTCAAAAGATCCTTTTCTGGGCTACAAAGCGAAGATTAAAGAAGTGGAACGCCCCTATCTTACAAAGGAGGAAATTCAGGCGGTCTATGACAAGGAGTTTGCATCAGGCAGATTGAACCAAGTTCGAGATATCTTCCTTTTCAGCTGCTACACCGGCCTGGCCTATGTGGATGTCAAGCAATTGTCTAAGTCTAACATAAATATTGGCGTTGATGGAGACAAATGGATTTTTACCCATCGTCAAAAGACAGATACGTCCACCAGAGTTCCATTATTGCCTGTGGCTCAGGAACTAATTTTAAAGTATGAGAACTATCCGCAATGCATCAATTCAGATGTTTTGTTCCCGGTTCTCAGCAATCAGAAAATGAATTCTTACCTGAAAGAAATTGCGAGCATCTGTGGAATCAATAAGGATTTGACGTTCCATATCGCCAGACACACATTTGCCACTACAGTCACATTATCCAATGGTGTTCCGATTGAAAGTGTAAGTAAAATGCTTGGTCACAAGAATATTAAAACCACTCAGCACTATGCGAAGATTTTGGATAAGAAGGTGAGTGATGATATGGCGGTTTTAAGAAATAAAATTTTAAGATAAAGAAAATCCATAAAAGCAAATCCCGTTTTAAAACATAGGACGGGATTACTATTTAGTAATTTTGTTACTATTGCAAATAATCATAATTAATGTGGATGTATAACTTAGCGTCCAGTCAAAGTTAAAATATTACAACGATTTCAGGATAGTGCAACGCTTCCCGAAAAGAAAAAAGAATGTCTGCTTAATACCGTTGACCACTTCATCAACGCAAGTAAGATTTCTATGAAATACCAAAACCCCACTGCAATCGCAGTGGGGTTTTGTTATAAACTATTTATACTATCCGCTTTTTTTAGAACACTATAAGGGTCGTGCAAAAGCTCATAAACAACTCCTTGCTTATCTACCGCCAAATAATTTCCGTCTCCTAAGTTTTTGATTGTATAAAAATCGCCTTCAGGAATCTCTATCTTAAACGTATCTTCTATATCGAGCTTTGATTCCTTTTGCTTATCTACTTCTCCGATAATCTTCAAAAGCTCTTCTCTATCCTGATTACTAAAATGCTTCTCAGTAAGTTTAGATAAATCGCTTCTGGAAAAGTCAAAATTCTTAAAGTCTAGACTTTCGGATTTAAATCCTCCTATATAGCCCGTTATGATATCCAGTTCAATATAAATCATTATATTTAAAACGTTTTCCCATATACCGATATTCTTAATAATATAATATTGTGGTACATCTTTCCTTAAAAATTTATTCTCCAAATTCGCATTCAAAACAAATGTATAAGAATATTTATAACCTAGTTGATTAGGTTTAAATTTCAAAATAAACTCTTTTGTTATTTGACTTTCTAAGTAAGAATATCTTTGAGGTAAAATTTTTATTATATTTCTAAAAAATTCAACTTCATCATCTCCAAATTGAAAATCATTTTTCTTTTTAAATAATCCAAACAT